AATGTTCTTGTCCGCGATATTTTCATCCGGGGCTTTAATGAATTTCTAGAGCAATATGGAATTTCTTACAGCTTCAGGGCGTCACCGTTGCCTGAATATACTTTGCACCTAGAAAAGCCGACGACGTTACTTTGTCGGTCTTTTGAAAATTACAATCGGATCGTCGGGTTGAATCTTTCGCATGTAGTTTGCGACGAGTTGGACGTTGTATCTCAACCAACTTGCGAGGCTGCTTTCCCTCGAATCCTTGCACGTTTAAGGGATGGAAATGTGAGGCAATTCGCAGCCGCTTCAACTCCTGAAGGTTTCAGGTTTTTCTATAACACTTTCGGAACAGAAGAAGCACAAGCGCGAACAGATCGGAAGCTCGTAAAAATGACGACTTACGAAAACAAACATTTACCGAAAGATTTCATCGACCGTTTAGAAGCCAATTATGAACCAGCTCTTTTAAAAAGTTATCTCTTGGGTGAGTTTGTGAACATCCAACAAGGATGTGTCTACACCCGTTTTACTAGAGAAAAACATTTAACAACCGAGATACCCGACTTAACAAATGAAATAATTCACGTCGGGATCGACTTTAATATCGGCAAAATGTCCGGAATCTTGGGCGTTATCAAAAACGAAGAACTTTATATATTCGATGAGATTAGAGCGTATGACACCGACGAATTGGGAAAAACTATCCGGGCGAAATTTCCCAGAGCCACGGTTTATGGATACCCTGATGCAAGCGGCGGAGCAAGATCTACTAATTCCAGTAAGACCGACATCCAGATTCTCGGAAACTACAAAATTTATAACCAGTCCGGGGCGTCGAATCCGGCTATTACTGACCGTGTTAATGCTGTTCAAGCATTGCTGGAAAATGGTAAGGGACAAATTCGTTTCCATATTCACCCGCGATGCAAAGAAATGATTAAGTCCTTAGAACTGCAAAGTTACGACGATAAAGGCCAACCTTCGAAGGATTCAGGGCATGATCATTTCGCGGATGCGCTTGGTTATATTATTTGGAGGCGCTTCAATCCTTTACATCTAAACGCAGGAAAATCAACAGGTATTAGGATTTATTGATGAGTACAATTAAGATGATGTTTATAACGTCCAGAGGATTAACCAGTGTATAGCGGTTACAACATTTACGAGCATAGAAGGCAGCCCAATGACGGAGGAATTGAGCAACCTTGTCAGGCTTATTTAGATCAGGAAGTTTATTGGGAAGTCATTGAAGATTTGCTGACAGGTTCGCAGGGCATCAGGGCGAAGCATCGGAAATATTTGCCACAAATGGAGCGCGAGGATGAAAGAAGTTACGACCGCAGACTCAGCCGTTCTGTTTGTCCTCCTTATTACGAACGAATAGAAAAGCTATTGGCGGGGATGTTGATCAGAAAGCCAATTCGAACGAATGACGTACCGCCGCGAATAATTGAAGATTTATTTGACGTCGATATGCAGAATAACGAATTGTCAGTTTGGGCCTATACCTGCGCGAGAACGATTTTACGCTACGGACACGCGGGCGTTTTAGTTGAGGCCGACAAGAACGGCGGGCGTCCTTATTGGGTCACATATAGCCCTCGGGAAATTCTTGGATGGCGTTCAGAAATTATTGACGGCGCTCGTAAATTTACACAATTAAGACTCTTGGAAAAGGTCGTCGAACCTGATGGAGAATATTCAGAAAATACCGTTGAGCAAGTTCGTCTATTAACTCCGGGCGCTTTTGAAATTCACAGAAGGAACAAACAAGGTGAGTTCACTTTGCACGAAGAAGGAACGACAAGCCTTTCTGAAATTCCTTTTTCTGTTGCTTATTCCAACAGGGTTAATTTCATGGAGTCGCGCCCACCCCTCGGAGACGTGGCTCAACTTAACGTTCTCTCGTATCAAAATGGTTCTGATGTTTCAAACCAGCTCCATATTTCAGCAGTTCCGATGTTGGCGTTTTTTGGATTTCCTCAAAGTGCGGAGGAAGTAAGCGCGGGACCAAGTGAAGCGTTAAGTCTTCCAACTGATTCAGATGCGCGATTTATTGAACCAGAAGGAAAGTCTTTTGATGCACAATTTACGCAACTGGATCGAATTGAGAAGCAAATAAACGAGTTGGGCATGGCGGCCATACTGGGAACCAAGTTAAAAAATGTCGGGGAAAGTTCAAAGGCGAAGGAGATCGACAGGAGTCAAGGCGACAGCACAATGAAAGTAGTGGCGCAACAGCTACAGGATTTGATTGATAACTGCCTCATGTATCACGCGAAATATTTAAACCTTTCTCAGTCTGGTAATTGTTTCGTTAACCGGGACTTCCTCGGTTCACGTTTAGATCCTCAAGAAATTAATAGTCTTAAGGAGCTATGGACAAGCGGAGCGATTACACAGGAAACCTTATTGAAGCAATTGGAAGCGGGCGAAGTGTTGGGCGATGATTTCGAAATTGAGGAAGAATTGTTGGCCGTCCAGCAAGAAGGATTAACAGCAATGGAAGCAGAAGCGCCAATTCCTGAAGCTAACGAAGATGAAGACGAGGAATCTGCCGAGCCTGAAGATGTAGACCAAGAAGACTAAGTAAATGGCTCCTAAAATAAAAGCGCCTATTTTTGGAACTGTTGACCGTGGAAAAGTCGGGGCCGAGGTTCCTTATTCTGATCTAATTCCAGAGACTTATTTTCGTAATTCTCTGGACTTAAATCGGTTTGAAAATAAAGTTTCAAAAGAATTAATTCAGTCTTATAACCGGATAATTATTGATTCGGTTCGAAAGCTTGAAGCAATAGAAAGACTGCCAAAAGCAAACCAACCCAAATATACGGCGGCTCGTTTACGTTCGTTATTAGCCCAGACGAAGAAAAGTCTTGAAGGTTGGTCGAATAGTAGTTCAAGGGAATTAATAAAAGATCTTGATGGAATTGCAAAACTTCAATCGGAATTTGTAGAAGAACAATTAAAAAAAGTTTTACCTGCGGGGATGCGTTCGTCGGTTCGTTCTGTTGAAGTGTCTCCAAAGTTTGCCGAGGCCGTTGTCAGAAATAAAGCAACTGATATAAATGCAAACGTTCTTAGTGATGATTTACAGGCGGCCGTTAAGGGCGTTGATGGATTAAGAAAAGCGCAGGGGAGTTTTAATTTAACTGCAAAGATGGGTTCAAAAATAACCCTACCGAATGGCGATATTGTTAGCAAAGCTTTCAGGGGATTAGCAGAAAAGAACGCTGATTTATTTGGGCGTACGATTCGCGACGGTTTACTTTCAGGCGAAACAACTCAACAGGTCGGGCGGCGTCTTCTGGGTCAATTGTATTTTGGAGAAAAAGCAAGGACAGCGAAACAGCTCGCGTTGGCAGGTGGGGAAGCGACCCGGATGGCTAACCACCAAATTTCAACGCTTGTTCGTACTTCAATTCAACAGGTCAGCGATACAGCCGCGCAGTCGGTCTATAAACAAAACAGCGATATTACACAAAGTTATAAATGGCTGGCGACGTTAGACAGCAGGACCGCGCCTCAATGTATGGCGCTCGATCAGAAAGTTTTTAAATATGGTCAGGGACCAACACCGCCTCAACATTTCAATTGCAGATGCCGGACTGTTGCAACTATTGATTATGAAGGCTTAGACATACCGCCGCCAAACTTTACGAGAAGCACAAGGGCCGCTGTTGGTGGGCCTGTTCCAACTGGTACTTCTTACGGGTCTTGGTTGCAAAAACAACCGCCTCAGATGCGGGCGAAAATATTAGGAGGGAAAGAAGTCACGCTTGCAAGTGGCAAAAAAGTATGGCGGGGTAAGTTTCAATACTTCGATAAGTTGTCAAAGAAGGTTGGTCCAGATCAGGCCATTGCAAAATTTGTAAGCTCGGACGGAAGTGAAAAGAGCCTGAAGCAATTACAGAAAACTTATGGCAAGCCGTCAAATATAAAACCAAAAGTAAAACCTATTGCGAAACCTGCGCCAGCGACCGCTGTGGACATGTCCACTTATGAGGTTGATAGATGGTTGAAAGATAATAAGGCCGCGCCAAATATTCAAAAATTTGTTGATGACAGTCTCGACACTTGGGAGAAACAAGGCGGATTAATCGGGGAGAACACGAAAAAAATGCGTCAGTTTATGAAGCAAAGCAAGATGATAAGACACTTTAATATGCCGGGAGAAAGGGCAAATTTCGAACAGATTAAGAGCAAGTTTCTGTCTGGGAAAAATTTAAAGGCTTACAAAGATCAACTTAAAACAGTCGAAACGAGATTTGATAAATATTTGAATGTAGAAAAAACTTCAAAAGAATATGCCGAGTCTCGTTTTTATTGGTTGAGAAATAAAAAGATATTACAAAAGGCGGAAGGATTTGAATTTGAAAAGATGTGTAAAAGACACCTCTTCGGAAATGCAGGAGGCACAAATACAGGTTTTACTTCGATTGATTCAAATATTATTCACACCAAAATCCCTCAAACTGCAAAGAAAATTGGAGCCACTCAAGCCAAGCAAATTAAAAAGACTTCGAAAGCAGCTCTTGACAATAATGCTTTGATGCACACTAAGGACTGGGATTATATGATGAAGCACAATTTAAAAGAAACTTGGTCTGCTTCTGGCTCCTTAACAGACGAGACAGATTGGTTTGCAACAATGATCCATGAAGCAGGTCATCAAGTTCATTTCCAAGGCGGGGCGGAGAAATTAGGACGTCAGTGGATGAAACTTAAGGGGATGACGTATACTGGAGAATACAGTCGCAAAAACTATCTCGAACAATTTGCCGAGGCGTTCACGCAATACGTTTTAAACCCTGACGGGTTGAAGGAACATGCTCCGCGCCTTTATAATTGGGTCGATTTGACCATGGACAATGCTTTAAAACCTTTGAACTTATGATGACAGCAAGCGAAGCCCTGATTCTTTCCCGAAAATTTCCAAAGGATAAGAGTATTCCGAGGAAAATTTATGCTGCAATGGAAGAAGCAAAAGGAGAGGAGAAAAAGAAATTCGGGCAAATAATAGAGGGTTTATATATCGACTGCCGTTCCGATGAGGATTATGATTTGATTGATAAGTTTTTCGGAGCCTGAAATGAAAAAGAAGAAAAAGGGCAAAGGTGCAAAGAAGAAGGGCTATTGTTAGTATATAAATGCAACCCTGCGGGTTTTCATGTCAGACGAACAAAATCGCGAAGCAGCGCCGAGCGATTCAAATCAAGCCAATGTCGAAGATTTACAAGCTTTAGTTAAAAAGCTTGAAAGTCGTATTGATGCGACCGACATCAAGAACAAAGAACTCCTAGAAGAAAAAAGGAAGTTTAAAAAGGTCGAAGAAACTCTTTCGGGCTTGCCTGAAGGAACCGACATCAATGAATTATTAACCTTTAAACAGCAAAGCGAACAAGCGGAGCTTGAACGTAAAGGGAAATACAGCGAAGCTTTAACGGCAAGGGAGGAACAATTCAGGGAAAGGGAGGCCAAGCAAAAAGAAGCAATTCAAGAGCTTGAATCCAAAGTTAAAAACCTTGAGTTAATCAATCCGGCCGTTCAAGCTTTGTCAGAAGTCGTCAAAGATCCTGATCTCGTTTTGAATAATTTCTTGCCTAAAGAAAAGATCGAAATGAAAGATGGCGTCCCTGTTGTTATTGATGGATACGACAGACCACCCGTTACCGAGTGGATCAAAAATAAACTCGTCGAAGATAAGCGTGATTATTTATTAAAAGATCCTTCACCTCAAGGAAGCGGAGCGCCAGCAAGTCGAAGTTCTGCTTCTGGCAATGCTGCGGGCATTGATTCCGACCTAATGAAAAGGCTTGCTAATGGCGAGCATGATGTTGAACACGATATTTATAAAAGATATGGTCGTGACGCTTGGTTAAAGGCTAAGGACATAATTTCTGCAAACAAATAAGA